CCTGTTTCTGAGCATAACACCGTTCTATGGAACTCTGGCATCGAAGCCAACAAGGAAATTGCACGTAAGCAAAAGCGTCGTCTTTCTTACATCGCAAATATTCTTGTGATCTCTGACGCAAAGCGTCCTGAGAATGAAGGTAAGGTCTTCCTTTACAAGTTCGGCAAGAAGATCTTTGACAAGATCAATGAGCAGCTGGCACCACAGTTCCAGGATGAGACTCCTCTTAATCCGTTCGACTTCTGGAAGGGTGCAAACTTCAAGGTCAAGATTCGTCAGGTTGAAGGCTATCGCAACTATGACAAGTCTGAGTTTGAATCACCTTCAGCATTGTTCGAAGGTGATGATGACAAGATCGAGAAGGTCTGGAAGAATGCGTATTCCCTCAAGGAATTCGTTGACCCAAAGAACTTCAAGTCTTATGATGAACTGAAGGCAAAGCTGAACAAGGTTCTTGGTGCTGGTGGCGCATCTGCTGCCTCTGCTAAGAAGATTGACGACGAGGAAGCATATAGTGCTCCTGTTCGCTCAGCACCTGCCAAGAAGGTGACTGCTGAGGCTACAAGCCTATCGGATGACGACGACATGTCGTACTTCGAACAGCTGGCTGCTGAGTAAGAGAGCCTTCTTTTAGCCTGTCTGGGCGGTCCTCTACACCCTTGACCCCCAATATGAGGGGTTAAGAGAGGACCGCTTGGAGGGCTTTAGAGGCGGTTCTAGAGGTTGTTGTAAGTGATTGATTCTAGGGGACTTCGGTCCCCTTTTTTATACCATTGATACAGTAGTGAATGCACTTGGGTGCGAGAAGTCTTTTGCTAGTGCGCGCATGAATGACCCATCATCACTTCTTGTACCAGCCTTCGGTAAAGGTGCCTTTGGTGTAGGTGGTTGTGAATTTCCACCAGAATTATTATTCACAATCACTGGCGCTGATGGTGGTTGATTCTGTGCAACCATTTGAGTATTTTGATAATCATTAGACTGCGCCGCCATTTCAGACCCTGTGGTGCTCTGCACTGGTCGTGGAGTATTGCCACCTGTTGAGGCGACCATTGTTCCTCCATCACTAGCTGCAGCTTTCAATCCAGCTGATTCAGATGGAGTTCCTGATTGCGATGGTTTCGATTCTGGTAAACCTGCTGCATCACCTTCTCCACCAGCTCTGAGCATTGATACAACTTCTGGTGCTCTGCGTCCAACTTGACCATACCACTTGCTGGTTTCTAGACTTTGTGCTGCGCCTTCTGTATTTCCAGCAGAAAGGAATGATGTGAATTTTGGCCACTTCTTATACCAAGAAGGACCCATATTAAACGTAAGGTCTGTTAATGCCCCTTGACCTTTAGGGTTTAGATCATCATACCCTGGAATCTTTTCTGCCGCTGCCTGATGGTATTCGAAATCTTTATCGAACATCGCATCAACTTCTTGCTGCGTGAATTCTCTGTCATATTCAGGAGGAAGTGTCTTGCCATCACCAATCAAGTGACCAACGCCAACAGTCCATAATCCTAAACTATCTTTATATGGTTTGAATCGAACACCTTCATGGCGTTTGATCATTCCCTTCACATCTGCATCACCTCCACCTGTTGATGATTTTGGTGGAGGTGGAGGTGGTGTTACTGGAGGAGCAGCAGTAGGTTGTGGTGGGCTTGATGCTGATGACATTGGCGTTGATGCAGAGGCTGCTGACTCACCAGAAGATTCTTTTGGTTTATTAGTCACTGTTTCAAGGAATTCTTTTGCCCCAGGTTCATTAGGATTTAATTTATCAGGATTTCTTCTATAGTATGTGTATGCATCAGCTTGGTTTGAAAATGGTATGCCGTCTTCATCTGCTCCCCAGTCACCAAGTTTTAGGGCTGCTGGAGTTGTTTGAGTAGGACTTGCAGCTGCTGGAGTTGTTTGAGTAGGACTTGCAGCTGCAGGAGTTGTTTGAGTAGGACTTGCAGCTGCAGGTTTTAGATTTTGATTTGCTTTTTCTGCCGCTTTAATTGCTTCAGCTGGCGCTTCGGTATTTTCCTGAAAGTACGAAAAAAGTTTCTCACCAGCTGCTTGACCTAAACCTTCACCAGCGAAAAATCCTGCAGTGCCGCCTAATACGCCACCAATGAAAGTTCCCACTCCAGGGAAAATCATTGTTCCCACAGAAGCACCAAGCAAACCAACTAGTTCTGCGCCACCCAAACCACCTAATGCACCGCCGACTGCTCCAGCAATAACTGAGTGCAATTCGACATCATTTATCTCGCCCTTTTCGTTTGCATCGATTGCATTACTGATCTGCATAATAAGTGCGGCACCAGAGGCAAGTAATGATAGACCAGGAACTTTCTTTAAAAATTTCAATACATTTTTGGCAGTTCCAAGAACTTTACTACTACTTTTAACTATAGCAGGTGCAGCTTGTTTTGCTGTTTGTTCTAGTGCAGCACTACCAGCACTACCAGCAGCAGCAGCGCCTGCTGTTGTTGCACCTAATCCTGCACCAACTCCTGTTGCAGCAGCGCCAGCGGCAGCTGCTCCAACTCCGAGTTTAGAAAGTAGACCAAGACCCCTGCCTCCAATTTTCCCAGCAACATTTTTTATACCACCAAGGATTTTTCCAAATTTGCCTCTACTTCGAGGTCCTCGTCTGCGGCGTTTACTATCGCCAAGTAAATCATCTAAGCCAAGACCACCACCACCACCACCTTGATTGGATTCTAATCTGTCGAGTCTTTCTTGAATTGAGACATCACCTTGACCAAGCGTTTTTAGAATAGCTTCTAATGTATCAGCAATTCGAATTTGAGGGTCTTCATCAGCATTAATCTTGCTACCAAGAGTCATGCCTCTTTCTTTTTCTTTCTGCGTTTTCTTGTCTTTCATGCTAACGTTTTTAAAGTTAGCGAAAGTCGCCTCTTGAGATTTTGCGAATTGCCCTGCTTTGTTTCTGTATAGAATCTTTCCAGTTTTAGGGTCGATCTCAGAAGTGAACCCTCTATTGACTAAAATAAACTTGGCAAGAGACTGGACGGTATTTCTGATACCAACAATTTCCTTCATCAATTTATCAGAACCAACTAGTCCAGCTTTTGTTTTTTTGGCAGAAGGTTTTTCTTTTTCTTTTTTGTCTAACCCTAGTTTGCTTTTGGCAGCTGCTTGTTCTTCTGGGCTAACCTTATCCTCAAGGTTTTTTCTAGCCCAGTCGCCCATTTCGATTCCAAACATTCTGAAGAACTTTTCTTTGTTTCTTTTAGTTCCCATTGTGGCTGCTTGGAACTCATCTTCTTTTTCGTTGGCTCTCTTGAAGCCAGCACGAATCTGTCCGAATTTGCCCTTTCCAGCAGCTTCGGCTTCTTTCTTGCCTTCCTCATAACCTTTATTGAAGAAGTCTTCTCGCTCTTTCATGGCTTTAGTCAGTACTTTGCGCCCTTTTTTCTTTTTAAGGGCTTCGTTTTCTGCTTTTAGTGCAGCAACTTTTTTTGGGTCGACGTTTTCTGCCATTTTTATCTTCTAGTGTTTCTTTGCATCTGTAGTTGTTTTAACTTCTCATTCTGTTCTTTAATGTGATCAGTAAGCATCTTAATATAGATCTGCTTTTCCCAAGGTATCATTTCATCAAACTCTTGCAGCGAATACTTATGATGATGTAAAAGACTAAAATTGGTCTTATAGTAATTCGCTAAAGATTCATAACCAAGCATTAGTCGAAAAAATTGAGCAGACCCTCCACATCAAGATGATGTAAGTGTTGACACTTTGGGCATGTAACGTCTTGCTTCAATGAAACTCGCGGTGTTGTTTCGAAAAACTTTCGAATAGCCTTGACTTGATCCATTGTTAATCCATCGAAAAATTCTTTCAGTTCTTCTTCAGATATATTGCCTTGTTTCTTGTGAATTTCCTCGGAATCATAGATGTAATCCAGATACTGAGAAACGAATCTATATCCACCGTCTTCAAATTTATCAAGTAATGATTGCTCGTCGAAGTTTAGAGTTGGGTAATTAAACTTCATACCGACAGTATCACTTAACTTTATGATCGGGTTGTGATCAGGCTCTTCTATGTAATTTACGTTTTTAAGATCTAGTAAAAAGTCAATTTTATGTTCGCAAGGACCTGCACCTTCTGTGTCAGGAACCACATTGCTGCATGTATAAACCATTTCAGCAGCTTCACTGACAGAACGAATTCGCAGATTGATGAAGAACATCTCAATATCAAATGTTGGTAATGTATCAACATCGATTTCTTCTAATACGCAATTTGAAATAATTTGTTTAATTGTTTTTACGATCTCATTAGCATCATCGCCCTCTTTGGCCATCAATAGAAGTTTTTCTTCTTTGACGAGGAATGGGCGAAATTTAATTTTTCGGTTTAATGACTTTAAAAACACTTCATAAATCGGATGTTTGATTTTCGGTAAAGGCATAATTTACTCCATTATTTAACGACAGCTGAACCATCAGCGTTTGCTTCTTGGCGTTTAATTGCAGGTCCAGAAGAAACATTTCCTTGCGTCCAGTATTCATATTTGAACGTAACAGCAAGTTTTAAAAATTGATCATCACCCCAATTTAATCCAAGAGGGGCTATTGAAATTGGAAAGGCTCCATGCAAAATTGCTGAATATCTTAGTTGACTGCCTGCAGTTGGATTAGAGGTTGTAACTGGTTCATCTAGATTTATTGCAGCAGAAAGATCTTCTGCGATATCCGTATATTGATTAATTTCTATTTTCGGGCTTGCATAATCATCTTTATATCGTGGATTATAATTATTAATAGGAACAATTATATCCATCCAACGATCGAAAAACTTCTTTTCCCACAGATCGCCAGCGCAAATAAACGTCATGGTGATATCTGCAAAAGAAGCGGAAGAAGCCACTGGATTCGCTACACCGTAGATTCGATTGTCAACTGTATTGATTGTGTACCCAGGAAGTTCCGAAGATTCGCACTGGAATCGCAGATCATTAGCAAAATTAGTTAGATCTGGCGCTCCAGGTGGCGCAGCAATTCTGACTTCAAATCGAGAACTTTTAGCGAAGTCTTCATGCGCTGCAAAATGACTGCGGAATTTATCTACGTTAAACATTAGGTACGATACACCATGTTCTCGAATGGAAGGAAGATAGCTGTTTCCCAGTTATCTGGTTCGATATAAACAAGCGGCGAGATAATGTGTTGAAACAGATATCGTTTAACACAAGGCTCGAACATTCTATAACGACGAGATTTAGCCAACAAATTATATGATAATTGTAATTTCGTCGTATCATCGTATTTATCATTATTGGCGAAATCTAATAGCCTGTCCAACAGAGCCAATCGGCTGTATGGATCGAGATAGTGAAGGTTCAGCCCCAGAAACCCATCCTGATATACTTCCATCGGAATGACCAGCGGAAACTTATCCCACACTGGAAGGGTATCTTTAAACTTAGGATCATAGTGGTAAAGGTACATCTTGCCGATAAAGGCTCGACCTGCGATACGTTTTGCATCGTTTAAAACATTTGATCGGTTCGTAGGAATTTTCATTGCAGCGATATTCGCGCCGAGCCATGCTCTGGCTGCAGAACTTCGAGGTTTGATTCCAGCCGCAGTTAGCTGTTTGCTTACTTTATCGAATAGTGATGGCATTATTTGAATATCTCGTTTTCTGTTATAACCTTAAACTGCCAGTTGCGGTCTTTGCAATACTCAACCGCAGCTTTCCATTTCGCCTCGTTCACACCCCAAGTCACCACCTCACGGATATATTGGCGAGTGATTTTAGACTTTTTCTCTGGTGCAACAGACTGACTGGCAGGTTTCACCTCAAGAATCATCGCCTCTTGAATACCATTTCTATTCTTTATTCTCACGAAGAAATCAGGGAAGTAACGATGCCAACGATTATCAATTGGTGATAAATAGGGTATGACGATCTCTTCATTCGACCATCCAATCACACTCGGATTATCATCCAGGTGCACCATAACTCGGCGTTCCCAAAGAGATCTGTACCAGATGCTCGTGGGGTCACCTAAATATTTATTAGTGTGTTTAGGACTGAATTTGCCTGAGTATGCCATGAAACTATTTAGTAGGAAAGAATAAGATGGATGTATTAGGTTTCCATGTCCCTGGAACGGACCGTCAAACGGCAGCAACGGCAGCAACTGCACGTCAAGCAGAAGGGATTGTTAGCAAGGCACTTCCAATAAAAGAAATGACTGGCCCTCAAAACCGTGTTCTATCAGATCCATTTTCAACTGAAATTTTACGTTTTCCTCCTAACATCGGAAGCGGCGGTAGTGCTAGTTCGCCTAAAATGCTGCACTGGATCAAATTCACCCCTTGCATCCAGAATAAGTCTGAATATAATGTAAAAGTTGATAACGTTATGTCGTATGCTGATTCAAATAGAGCAGAAGGCGGAAATGGTGCGGGTGCAGTTAATCCATTCAGCGGTGTATTATCTGCTGGAATCTCAGGTGGCCTTGCCGCCGTGAATTCAATAGGTGTGGCTGGCAGTGCAATTAAAAGTGTTTTAGAGG